CTTTATGAAAGTCATTACGCCGCTTTAATACCCGTGAATCCAAATGAGCGGGCTCTTCATATTGAAGGCAAACCAGTTATACCAACTGTCAACATTAATGATGTTGACGTTAGTGAACAAGTGGATGACGTTAAAATGGATGGCAGTCCATTGCCACCCAAATTGGCAGCTCCAGAAATTATTGTTGATCCTAGTTCACCAATACAAATTTCTGTAGAGCCTTCTGATAAATTGCGTGACCCAGCAGATTCTTCAAGAATTATTCAACCGGCTCCACATAAGCAGGCTGTGGTCGATATGCATTATCAATTAAACAAGAAAGCTTTCAATTTATTTGCAAAAAATTGTGCTTATCGACCTACACTGAATCCAAACGATGAAGCTGCTTTGAAGAAATTTGCAAGTGCCGGCCTGCATGTTCAAACACACAAAGCTGCTTCTCCTTTGATCATAATACCACCAAATTTGATCATTGGGACAGTACGTTTGATGTATTCTGGTTTCTTGTTCGCCAAATTTGCCAAAGCACATTTAGCCAATGTGCGCATCCACACTTACTGCAGAGAACCTTGGGAGTACTACAAAGCAGCGAGGAAAACACTTGGCACTCCATTCAATGTTGTTGCCTATGCACATTTTGCACCGAGATGTCCAAGCGCTCTAATATTTCCAATAAATCAGATCCCTAATGTGGAAGTTTACTTCTTTTACAACAATAATGACACCCAGCCTCAGAGATTTAGTCCTGAGAGGATTATGGCGCAGCTGCAACTTAAAAGAGCAGTTTGGGCAGTTGCCATGGCATTTCCCGATGCCGCTGGTACAATCTGCAACGAACTAGCGTATCTTCGCACTGCTGACGTACATACCGTTGAATTGGCTCAAGTCAAAACTATGGGTGATCATGTCAAAATAGAAGCCGCTGATTGGCTTTGGAATACAAATTCTTTTTCTCTAGACAATACAACAATGTATTGGACCATGTTCAATGAATGGAACAACTTTGCCATGTTTGAATTTAGACTCGGTGTCAATCCAGATGTGGTGATCACAAGAGAACGCAAAGTCAATATAGTTCAATCAACTTCATTTCCAATTCCTCCTACATTGATCTCGACTGTATTTGCAGGGTTGAATATGACCCAACACAGTGTCGCTAGTTATATACCGAGTAATTTTACAAGGTGGCTTCCATATTGGTTGAAACCTCATTTACACTTGGTTCATTTCAAAATCTTAAATGAATTGAAAATGTTGGCCGCAAATAGGCCAAAAACTTCATTAGTTTTGAAACAATTACAGGCTAAATGCAATGAAATGCTTAGCTCTGACAATGACTTGCGACTCGCCTGTGAAACATTTCCGTCTCAAACCCATGCAATGATCATGAACACTGCTTCAACAGTGTTTTACCAACAACCTTTACTGGAATACCACAACCGTAGCTCACTTTCCAATGACCTTGATTCAGTCTTGGAAACAGACAACTTGCTTATAGCAAATGTCGGTGTTGCTCCTAAAATTAAAGCACAGCCCCCTTTTTGGAGAAATTTACTTCTCGGCGTAGCAAGTGCTGCTACTGTCTGGGCAATTTTGAAATTTGCTCCACGATTGGGCTCCTTTACTGCAATTGGCAATCTTTTGCTTAAAAGTTCAGCATCCTTTTTGCCAGAATCAATCAATGAAGCTTTGCAACCAGCTGCAGAACAAGCATCGGATTTGTTAGAAAAAATCCCTGAACAATTCTCTTGGAATCGTGCCGCTTATGGAATACTATTGGCTCCTATAATTGAAGAAGGATTAAAACGTATTCACCCAATGTTAGCGCACTTTTTCATCGCTTATGAATTTGCTTCATACACAGAACAAGGCATTCCTATGCAATGGAGAGTGCCTAGTTTGTTCATGCATTACTATGTACTCAATTTGTCATATAAGAAAGCAGTTCTAGTACACTCTTTGTTCAATTTCGTTTGCTTTGCTCCAATGACACTTATGTATCTAGTTGCAAGTCTTAAAAATATTCCAATACCTGCACTCATACCAACTTCGCGCTTGCCACATCTTGTGAACAACGCAATGCCTTCATCCAGGTCTATATTTTGTCTTCCAGACGTTTTGCAACATGGAAGTGCATTGTGTGCCACACTTCCCTTTTTCACACTTGGCAGTCGATTAATGCCAACTTGTTACATGAAAGATTATTATAGAACTTGGAGGCTCAATTATTATTATAGTGCCAAGGACACCCGTTATTATGCACCTTCTTACACTTCTGCTGTTGTTCCAATTGACAATCCCTTCTTACCCGCTCAAGAAGCTTGGGTTGCAGAAATACCCGAACGCAACATTGACTTAAAGTGCAAAAACACCATAGTGCCAACAGTCCAAAGTACACCTGATTCGATTGGCGTTTGGGCAATGGTGATAACAGATGTTCCTTTTTATCGACCTGATAGATCAATGACCACTATTTTGTACACTGCTCATTGTAGACTTCTTGCTGAACCACCACTTGATTGTCTCAGCCAATCCAATGCTTGGATTCACTTAAATAGTTTCATTTTTGAACAATTCCCCATTATTGATTGGGAAGAAGCGCTTCCAGCTTGGCTTGCCCACTTAAAAGAAGAACCAGCTAAGTATCATAAATATATACCATATGTTCATGAATACAGATTGCACGGAATGGCACTCCTGGGCGATAAACCAATCACTACCAAAGTGGAAGTCAAGAAAAATGAAGTGCTCTTCAGACCCACCAACAATTTTTTAGAATTGAAACCACGACCAATTGCAAATTTAAAACCGATTGTTCAAGTAGCCATTGGTCCCATTATTTACGAGGCCTCACAACGATTAAAACGTTATTGGAGCTTAGATGGCACGCCCTTCGAGTTTGGATCTTATAGATTCAAGATCGTCATGGGTGGTGCTCTCTCTGATTACGAATTATCTTGTTGGATGACGCAAGCAAGCATCCCTAGCACTAATTTAGTTCATATTTTGGTTAGCGGGGATGACACTTTAGTAATAGTTTGGGACAAACATAGCAAATATCACATATTTGAAGGAGACTTCAAGATGTTTGATCAATCACAATCATTTGGTCCTCTGCGGTTTCAAGGAAGATCTCTAGCAAAGTTAGGTGCTACTCAAGAAGTATTAAACTTGCTCATGAAAGTAGACTTAGGACCTTTGAAATTAGTCACTAAAGACCCAA